ATTCTTGATATGTTGGTTTTATATACTCATCAACTTTAGATGTCACTTTAAGTCTTTCTAATATATGTTCTTTAAGAGTTATCATTTATTTACAGTTTCTTGCATATATTTAATCATACTAAGTAGCCAATCTTCAGATGTGAATGATACTATTTGGTCTCCATCCTTTTCAATAACTATTTCTATATAACCTCTGCATTTTGCTTCATATACATCGCGTAATTCTATAACAATCTGCTTACGTGGACTGATATATGGCTTTATTGTACTTATATATCTTGTTATATCTTCTGAATATATCGGCATATTAGAATTTCCTTTGGTATACGCTTTTGATGGTATTAATGCATAAATATTTGCAGTATTAGTATATTCTAATAGAAGATCAAAAAAATCTTCATTAGTTATAAGTACAGTATCTTTTGGCGATACCTTTAGTTTTTCTAATATATGCTGTTTAAATGTTTTCATTATTTAATATACTTGGTGTATTTTTTCATATATTCTACAACTTGTTCTACATATTCAGCAGGAATAAAATCTACAGGTTCATTTTTAATTTCATCTAATTGTAATGTAGCATGATCTACAGGACCTGGACCGGTGAAGTGTATTATAAGTTCATTATCATCCGTAATATTTATGCAAATAACTTTAAATTTATCTCCTTCATGTAAATATGTTGGATATGTCTTATCGTCAATTAAGCTAAAATGAAAATATGTAGAGCTCGTACACTTTAAATATTTTTTAACTAAATCATAAAATTCTTGATAAGTTATAATAGTTAAATTATTTGCAGATACTTTTAACTTCTCTAATATATATCGTTTAATTGTTTCCATATAAATAATCTATTATTTTTTCGGCATCTTCTTGCGATATAAAATATACCAGGTCATTAGAATTCGAAGGTGTTATATATACATCTATTACAAATTGATTTTTATCTATTAAACTTAATATGCGTACTTCCAATGTGTCGTAACCATTTTTATTACTAAAGTTAATACTAATAATTTTTTTATTTTTTGTTACTAAATAATCTGGACAATCATTAACATCTGAAATATTTAGTGCGTCATATAAATCTAATGATTTACAATTGTTAGATTTAAATGCATCAGCAAATTGAGCTAATGTTATCTTATTTTTGTTAGACACTTTTAATTTCTCATTTACAGAATTGAATGCTATAAGACATTCTTTCTTCATATTTTCCTTACAGTCTGATGAATGCATACCATTTTTCATTTCATCTTCACCCCATTCATCACGTATTTTCTTTTTGAATGAATCCATATCTTTAAATGGGTCTTGGCAATTCTTATAGCATGTATAGCAAACACAATCATCAGTAATCATATAATCGCATAACTTATGATAAAATGGTTTGTCCTTATGCATTATATAAAAATCTTCAATCTCATCTCTAGTGAATTTCTTAATACATTGCGCAATAATTTTCCAACCTTGTAAATTAAGTAGCTTTTCGAATTCATCTTTATACTCGGCAAATCCAGGCTTAAGCATACAAAAACAATTTGGCTCAGGATTAAGTACTAAATCTTCATAATATTTGGTTAATGTCTTCATCTTATTTAATAAGTATTTTTCCAAAAAGCGTCTTATTATGTGAATAATAGTCATCAACAGAATAATTTACCGTAACATTATAATAGCCCTTCACATATTTAATATGGTCTTTATCTATTGACATTATCGCAGCATTTGTTTTAGATGTTACAGGTTCCATATCTTCTGCCCCAAGACTTACATGCTGAAATTCCCATTTGCTGCCTAATGACATATTAAACGCCAAATTCTGATTATTTTGTATTGAAGCAACAACTATATCATCATTATTAAACTGATTTATTCCTTCGTTTTCCACTAACATCATTCTATTTATTAAGAATAAATCGTCATACTTATATTTCTTTAATATATATTTTGAATTTGGTGTTTTAAATATATTTTCTGCATTTTCTTGATGATCTAATTTATTTATGGTTTCTTTAGAAATAAATACACCATAATACGTATTGTCATCATGCATTAAATAAAAATCATATTCAAATGTCGAATTATTCTCTAAATATTCCGATAAAATCTGATTGCCATATATATCGAAAAATTCATTATATAAATCTAATGTATCTTGAGTAAATGTATAATTTTGCTTTTCATCTTTGAATCGTTCTGTTCCATTATATTTTACTGGTTCACCATTAGCATTTGTTAAATTATATACATAAATACGGTTTAAGAATTTGTCATTATCGACAATTTTTACAGCTTGTTGCGTTAAACTAATATAATAATCTAAAAGTTTTAAGTCCTCAGAAATATTGAAGTCATGACTATATGATTTATTAAATGAACCTAATCCAATATACTTAGATAAATGCTGCATTTCCTTATCGAAGTTAACGTCATTTAATGTAACTAAATTTGGTTCATACATTACCGCATTAAAGTCAATGTTAGTTTCTGATATAGAATTTATCTGTTTATGATATTGTTCATCATATTTATATTCTAATTTATTAAAGCTTAATAAAAATTCCGGAACATCTAAGATAAACGTCTTTCTGTACCAAACATCATTACATAAAATATCTAATGTAAATTCAGAATTTTCCCAAAAGTCAGCATTGATAGTTTCATTAAATACTTTTGGAATAATTACAAATGATTTATAATTTGTATCATCTGTTTTTGTAAATGCAAAATGCGATTCATGAATAGTTATGTCGTTTCTTCTTAAGACAAGAACACAGTTATAAGTTTGTCCTAAAATACTTTCATAACCATTATCAGTTTTTTCATAGCTGTTGAAATATATAGGGACTTCTACGCAAAGTTTATCGTCTATTAATATAAAATTATTTTCACTGTTTTCGGCAAAATCCTCGAACCCCTCAGCCTCGTAATAATTAAATATATTATAGTTATCGTCAACAATTAATGTTTGATTATTTAATATGTACTTATTAGTATTTTCAAAAACTACTTCATTTACAATTTTTGAATTCATATAATCACCAATAAGAATAGGTTTTTCTGTAAGTGATAATGTTGCATTATTTAGCATCTTTATGTCATTAGCAAATACGCGTTCTTGAACAGATGCAGAATGAATAGATAAATGCAAAGGCAAGAAATATTTCTTTAACATATATCCTAAACAAGAAAGTTTATACATCATTTCTTTAAATGTATAATCATAGTAATGTTTAATAAATGTTATGCCATTTTTTTCTACTTTTATAGTTTTGTTAAAAAGATCTTCCATTACAGGTTTGCCTTCACCCCATAATGAACTCTTATTATTTACTGCTTCTATATTATTTGATTCTTGATTTGCATAAACTGTTAATGCAATATATGTTGTATTTTGAAATCTTTTAAATGAATCTAATAAGTCATTATTTATATCAAAATAATCGTGAATATATTGTTCTATAAATTCATTATCAGTTAAAAGTAATTTAGATATTTCAATATTCTTACCCCATCCAAACCATTCTAATGATGCTAATACAGAGTTATAATTACCGCATTGACCTTTAATAGTCATATGATTGATTAAATACTCTTTAAGTTTTATATTATATAGATTTTCGTCAATTTCATCAGAATCGGCCTGTCCGTAATATACAGCTTTAGTAATATCTTTTGGTAATTTTACTCCCATATTACGTGCATTTATTACGAGTTCTTCAATTTCATCAACATATGTTCCACCGATTGTAATAGGACACCATTCTTCAGTTTTATCCATATATGTAATATGAATACAAATTGTCGTTAACCATGTACCTTCGATTTTAGAATTTCCAAATACATAAAAAGTACCTAAATTAAATCGTTTAGATGAACCAACGCCTTTAATATCATTTAAGAAATTTATATCTTCTAACGATAATGTTTTCTTTAAATCGTTTTCATTTATTTCAGTAATTTCATCAGTAATATTAGCAAAAGAATATACATTAGATTGAATATCTTTAACATTAAAGTTAGCTATAGTTTTATTTGTGTCAAATAACATTCTAATAGGAAGTACATAATAATTACGAACTGATAACTTATTAGAATATTCATTATTTAACCAAAAGATATATGGAGTTGTTTCATATTCATACCCAACAGGATATTCGGAATATGATAACATTTCAAAAATATGTCCAGTATTATCTATAAATTTCATTATTACTTTCTGAGAATTTGTATATATAAAAATAAAAGAGGTAATTGAATTACCTCTTTATTAATACCATGTAATATGTTTAAAATGCTTTAATTTATCTATTTGCTTAAACATCATCACTAATCTGACATCAATTAATTGTAAGAACGCCGTAAGAATACTATTACCCTTAAATAAAATTTTAGGTAAACATTTATTCAATATTCCATAACGAGCATAATCATACTTAGGATCTCCTAAAGTATTATACTGTGTAAATGAATACGTTCTATATTCTAAACCGTTCTTAATGTCCATTATTATTTAGTTTTAATTTTCTTATTATATTCTTTTATTACCGCATCAATTTTAGCTTTTAATTTAGGATTTTTTGTTTTTGCTTCATTTAAAATTTTTAATGCTTTTTGTTTTTCTTCATCAGAAGTCTCATCACTTAATAAATCAGTTTTAGCTTTACCTACAAAAAATTCAACTGTAAAATCACTTGGTAAAGAATCTTTATATTTCTCAAGAAATTCGCGTATTTCGTCTAAACTATTGTATTCATACATATTAGCGAGTGCTTTAGATAATTCCTTTTCATTTTTAGGAACTCCATGACCTTGATAACGACTACGTTCTCTTAAATCATCCCAAAATTCGTTTGTCATACCCTTTCCAGTTTTCCATAATTCACTAGTAGCATTAACTAAATTATCCGCAACAAACTTTGAAGCAGAACCTAACCATGATAAACTAGCGTCAAGTACTTTAAGAATAATTTCACTAATTAAACCTTCATTTATATAAGTTTTTAATGTTTTCATATATATTAAAACGTATTTTTTCTAAATTGTAGTTGATGTAAAGAAATAATCAGCCGCATGATTTGCTTGTAACCATTCAAATATTGTTTGCATTTCTTCAGCTGCTCTATCTGCTAACATTTGAGAGTTTATTGTAACTCCGCCTGGAAGTTTAAATTCAAACATTCCCATAATTTGTCCCATTGAACGCATACCAAGGCACACACAATATCTAAAGAAGTAATAATCATTATATAAATCTTGAATCTTACAACGTTGCCAAGTTTGCAATACTAAACTTGAAGAACCTAAATCGCCTAAAACTACTAATTCTTTTGAGAATTCATTATAGTTATACGTCAATGGACTATCGAACATTGCCTTATATGTATTTACTTCATACAATGCTGCGGTAACATCCATTAAATTATATCCACCTGTAGAACCATAAATGTTAGACATACTTGCTCCAGATGATGACGCTAATGCAGAACTATTCAACACCATGCGTTCTAACGAGAAATCACCCATAACGCCATACGAATATTGATCAGTTGCTTTATATACACCAAATACTGATATAATTTGATCAGGTAATTTAGCTAATTTATTAGGACCGCATTTATTAAATTCCGAGTTTGGAAGACAATACCATCTTTCTTCTACAGCTCTATCATCATTAGCCCAAAAGAATTGAGCCGCTTGTAAAATAAGTGGTGGTATTGCACTAGCAGGTATAGGAAGATTTAAAGCACATGATTGTGTTAGTTCTTGTATAATACGCTGAACGAACTGATAATCAAGTTGATCTTCTTTTTGCTGCTTAGCTCTTATATATTGTTCCATTGATTGGTCTATACCATTATTCTCAGGAGTACATGTACATGCCATAAATTAATTATCTCTAAATATATATAAAAATAATGTATTACATAAATTCTGGGTCATAATCAGACTCCATACTTTCAGGGTCTTTACTTAACAAATATAATGTTACTTCCTTTATTTGTTTTATCGCTGTTTCTTCATTTTTACGTTCAGGCAAATTCAACGGTAAAACAAAATAATTAATCCAAGTATACATATTCAACAATTTATAACGTGTTATTTGTTTTTTATTAAATTTGTTATATGCACGTATATATATTTGATTATCGTGTACATCATAAATTAATGAATCAAATACATATAATTCTGTATCGTGATATTCGAAATTAAGATTAAAGTGTTCTAATTCTAATACTGAAGAAATGTTCTTTGCGTAAATTCGGAATTCTTCTACAAATCTATCAAAATCTATTTCTCCCTTTGGAGATATTTTAAGTTTTTCACAGATATACGTATCAATTGTCTTCATATAAATTCTATATTAATTATGTAAAAATAAATAAAAGCTGATATGCGATTTTTCTATATTATTTCTATAAGATATTAAAATAAGGGTTAAAATATGTCAGAAATTAAGAACGTAAATGAATATCTAAAGAAGGTATCTAAATCATATAGTTCTAAAAAGAAGATAACGGATATTCTTAATAACTTTAGATTGCTTACACCAGAGTATCAGAAGTTTAATGAGACGGATGAGTCAATAGAATATTCAAGCGATATCTTTTCTGAATGTACAGAGGATGAACAGAACGTATTTGTCAATACTGAACTCATAACACTGGAATCAGTCGTATGTAATAGTGTTTATGAGAAGTATGGTATTATGTACAATTGGAAAGATATTTATGATTTGATACATGATCCAATATATAAGAACGTTGAGAAGATTAATCGTAAAGTGGTGTATTCATCAATGGTACCAAATCGACCTGTTGGAGAAACAGCATTTGATACATGGAATGGACTTCAGATTATTGACCTCGATATTAAAAATGTAGATATAGCAACTAATCTTAAGCCGGTGATTTTTAATGAACTTAAGAAGTATCATTGGTTTCTAGGTATTACAAAATCTGCATCAGGTAAGTCTCTTCACGTTTGGACGAAAATCACCCCAATATCAATTAAAGCAGAAAACAAGAAGGTAGAATATTTTTGTAATTTTAGACATAAGTATTCATATATCTATATAGTGCTTACTAAGTATGCTGGTAAGTATGGGTATGAAGCAGAACAGATTGAGGATTTTATGGATATGGCGATGGCTAAACCTCAGCAGGGTATCTTTATTCCATCAGACGATACTGCTATGCTTTGTACAAATTTCTTAGATCAACGTCTTGATGTTAACTTTGAACCGGCATTTGAAACAGGCGTGGAAAGCATTGATTGGATTTCACATCCAAATCTTAAGAATATTTTTTCAAAACTAGAATGGTTTCATAATGAGACATTTGATAGGGATTCAAATCTTAATCTATCTGAGGTTTCAAATATTACAGAACGAGATTCTTCAAAGAATGTAAAGAAACATTATAAGCACGCTCAACGTTGGCAGTTAGCAAATACACTCACTAATATATATGGTTATGATAAAGCTCTACAATTTATGTTAGAGATTTGTAAGAATACCCCATATAAAGAGTTGAAGGGCGATGTTAAGACTGCCGAGATTCATCATAAACCAATCAGTATATGGGCTGTTAAACAGCTTAATGATTATCATGGATTTAATATTAAGTTTGATGACCCGCAGAATATTTATAGCGAACAACAGAAGGCACTTGAAAATGTAAATGATATTGAAGTAACAGAACAACCAACTGGACTTTCCCAGACATCAAATCTTGTTCGTTTTAATATCGGAAAGAATCAGTTCCTCGGACACATTAAAGATGATATTATAAAGAATCTTTCGCATTTGACACTTCTTGAAGCTGGTGCTGGATATGGTAAGACAGAAATGATTAAGGCGTTTAAAGCCAAGACATGTTTGATTCTCCCATTCACATCTACTATTAAAGCTAAAGTTGAAAAGTCAGAAACAACGGAGGATTGGTTATACTATTATGGTAATAAAAGACCAACTCTTGATGAACTTCTTGGAAATCATAATATGTCTATGACTATCGATAAGTTCTCAAGATTGAATGTAATGGAGCTTAATCAGGCCGGATTCGAATACATTGTACTTGACGAGTCTCATCTTCTATTTACGTCATCATATCGAGAAGTTATGGCACCAACGATTCAGCGCCTTGCTAATTGTAAAGCTAAAGTTATCTTGATGACAGGAACACCAACTGGAGAGCTTACATTCTTCCCCGGTATTAAACATATTAAGGTAGTTAAGGAAGATACCCGTATTAAGGATTTTGAAGTTCATTTTTGTCCAACATCTATGGAACAGCTTATTGAAACCGCAAGAATGATTGCCGATGATATTATAGCTGGTCGTAAAGTATTGTTCCCGACAAATGATGGAAATATTAAATATGAACAGATATCTGGACTTATTCAAGAATTCCTAGATAAAAAGAATTTCGGTCGTCAGCTTAATTCATTCTATTATAAGAAATCAAATTATGGTGACGAATCGATGGACAATATCAATTATGACAAAACTGTAGGTAACAATGATGTTATATGTTGTTCAACGTATTTGTCAGTAGGTGTAGACATTTGTGATAAATATGAGTTTGCAGTTTATTTTAATAAAATGTGGATTCCGCAGGATATTGAACAGTTTGCTAATAGAATCAGAAATAATGATTTGCACATTAAGTTGATATTACCGAAACTCGACGAGACTGGATTCCCAATCAATTATTATTTTACTCAACCTCTTGATTTGGAATTTAATACAGCGGATTTGTTATTAGCTCGAGATCTTATTAGAACATGTAATGATATGATTGAAAGAAATAATGAGGAAGCAAAATCAAATCCTCTTATTCAGTCACTTATCGCAGCTAATAAGTATCTTAAATATGATGAGAATTCTTGTAAGTATTATATTGACGAGACTATGTATAAGCTTAAAGTGTTTGAGGATAGATATTCACAATATAATACACAGTTACCAGTTCTTCTTGAAGGTATGAGATATTATGGTTATACAATATCACAAGTAGATCATACTGAAGAAGTTTCAGAAGCTCGTAAACTTGAGGTTGAAGATTATTTGAAGTCTTGTCGAAATAGAAAATATAATGAGATTACAAGTCAAACGCGTTCATTCTTGAGTAGAATTAATGATAACAACATTGACGTATATAGAGAGATTATAAAGGGTAATCTTGACATTCTTAGAGGAAAAGATGAAAATAATTTAAGAATAAGAGAAGATAATGCGATATATGCGGAAAGTATCGAAATTGTAGAACGTAATACACCAATTGTTCTTAGTCTTTATAAATATTATTCATGCGATACTATTAGAGAGATTTATGAACATTGTATTGATAAGAAACAAAATCGCATCAACTTTACAAAACTTAATCGAATTAGAAGATTTATCAGTATTGTTAATGCTATTAAGAAAGGTCGATTAGATTTTCCAATATATAAATTTGTTACTGATGCTAAACGATTTGCAGTAGAAAATCCAAATATTAAGAAAGATGATTTAACTGATTGGATGAATAATTATGCTGTAAAGATAGCTAATAATGTAAAGGATGTTGTTGTCGAAGACGTATTATTCCTTGAAACAATTAAAGAACATATTGAAGAACTTTGGAAAGTTATAGTTACACAATCAAGACCTAAGGATGGAATAATAACATTAGCTCCATTTGAATTACTTTGGCAAACAAAAGATAGTCTTGATAATATATATGGTGGAAATATCACTAAGGCATTCTTCTTACAGGAACTTATTGATGAGATGAAAGAAGACGACATTGTTGAAGAGTCATATTTCCCAACAATATCTACTGATGAAATTGAAGGTGAGCTTGAATTGACATCGAAAGTATCGTTAGAATCTATTAAGGATGAAATTAAGAATACAGTATCGAATGATTTTGATTACTATAAATATTCAGAAAGAGACGGTTCTAATGCTCGATTCATGGAAAAACAAAAGAATACAAACGCATTCAGAGATACTATATTTGATGCATTAGAAGAAGTAGATAATGAAACCAAAACGGAAAATAATTCTGATATAGAAACCTTATTTTAAATACCTAAAATATCTTATAGTTTGCACCCAGTCGTGAGATTCGGTGCATTCATTTATTTTTACATATATTGATATTTATATAAACATGGTAACGCCTAATCAAGAGATATTAACTAAAGGTAGTCAATTAAACACTAATCCTAAATTTCATAAACGTGGTAATGTAAATGACGGAAAACTCGTTACGATAGAAAATCAATTGCATTCAGACAGTTTAGTGTTTGATGTAATGAATAAATATAAAGGAACGTTAGAATATACTGTATCTATATTAAGTGGTCCTGCTGGAAACGAACCGGGTGGTGACAGTAAAGGTGGAGCAGCTAAAACAAATTCTGTAGATATAGTAAATAAAATAATATATAATCAAGTTGCGTCTCCATCATTATTTAATCCATATTATAGTGTTTTAGCTGGTGGTGTAGCACCTAATATACCGTTATTAGATACAGCTAAAAATGGTGATGGTTTTGAAGCTAAACATTCTAATGGGGACGGGTTAGTTACAACGGGGCGCGTACAATTATATCCTACTGATGATTGTTCAATAAAAACGTTAGTGGAATTAAGTAAATTAGAACATGGCCCATTAGGACAAGCCCGTTATAAATATTCTGATTTCATGTATTGTAAAGATTTAGGTAAAATATCAAATAACCACATGATAACTTTACGTAAGTTTGCAACGCCGGTTTCAGATAATATTTTTTATGCTACTACATTAGATGATGCTGGAAACTTTTCAACAACCGGCGATGTTGGTAGATTAATAACATGGTTTGGCACTGATGATAATAAACTTGAAGATATTTTAAAATATTCTTATAAAGCTGAATTCAAGGAATTTGAAGCTAAAATCGATGCTAAAGATTCGCAAGAAGATGATCCAGAACGCGGTATTATTGGACAATTTGCCAATCTTTTTAATCCGGCATATAATCAAAGTACAGGACGAGGTGTTTCGCCATCATCATTAGCATTTATATTGGGTACAGGTTCAAGTGATGCGGTATACGATTCTAAACCATATGCTAATAATCCAGCAGTAAATGGTACGCCGTATTGGGATAAAAACAGAATTTATGAACCTAAAGACACATTACGTTCAACATATCAATATACAGGAGAATTAAAATTTGAACATGCGTTTACATTAACTTTTAAATATAAATTAAGAGGATATGATAATATAAACGCTAAGTCAGCGTTCCTTGATTTATTAGGAAACATTTTAGCAGTAACATATAGACAAGGTACATTCTGGGGAGGTGAACAACGTATAATTGGTTCTCCACAAAACGTACGAGGTTGGAAGAAAGCTCAAGAATTTGTTAATAACGGTATAGACGCTGGCGGTACATTTATACAAAGCTTATTAAACGGTAACAATTTTGGCGATGCAGCTAATACATTCGCTACAGCGATTACTAGTGGTCTTAACAGTTCATTTGGTATAGACTTTTCAGCTGTACTTGGTGATCCGATGGGAGCTATTAAAGATATGATTGGGGCGTTAAAGAAAGCCGATTTAGCATCAGGATTAAAAGGTATTGTCAAGAATCAATTGGGTCGTCCAGCCATTTATGCATTCGATTCAATATTAACTAATGATGCTGTTGGTCTTTGGCATGTAACAATAGGAAATCCATTAAATCCTATTGCTGTTATGGGTAATCTTATTTTAGATAATGCCGAAATCACCCATAGCGGACCATTAGGTCTTGATGATTTCCCAACTGAATTAACTGTTACAATTGCATTAAAACATGGTATGCCTAGGGATTCTGTGGATATTCAACGAATGTATACACAAGGTAGAAACGCAATTTATTCTAAAATAGGTAATACTAAAAATTACCAATTTAACGAATCAACAAAAGATTCAACAATTGCAGGTAGTATAAATGACACGACTGTTTATAGTAAAGGTAATGTAAAACAATTAACAGGAGCATTTATTAATATAAATGAAACAAAATCAGCAACAGGATTAGAACATGTAGGCTGGATTGGTGAAAATAATTATACAAGATTTATAGAAGGTAATTTACGACAATTAAAATAATCATTTTAAATATCTTATAAATTGTTCATTCAATTTTTCTATTTTATAATATATATATTTATAGAAATACGAATGAATAATTTGCTTTATATAGGACTTAATGGTTATGCTGGCTCTGGTAAAGACACTGTAGCCAAAATGTTGTATTGTATACTTAATTATGACTGGACAACTAAAGAAGAGTGTTGGAATAAATTTAAAGCAGAATATGCTACGAATGTACGTCCATACGCAACGATTGGGCATAATCCTCAGGACAACCTTTGTACTTGTATAGCATTTGCGGATAGATTAAAAGATATTTGTGCAGCAATGTTTGGAGTTCCTGTTTCTTATTTCTATTATAATAAGAACAATGCTTGGATTTGTATCAATAAAGATTTTGAGTATACTGAAACTAGACCAAGAGAAGAATTCATCGTGACAGCTGAAGATTACTATTCTTGTAAAGATAGTTATCAGCATTCATCTAATCATTACTATATGCCGCTTAGAGAGATACTTGTTTATGTTGGAACATATATTTGTCAGTGGTCAATTTGCGACAACGTATTTGTAAACAGTGTTAAAAATAAGATTGATCAGTATGATTCACAAAATTTAAAATATGTCATTTGTACTGATGTTAGATTTACACACGAATATGATTTCATTAAACAAAATAATGGTATAATGATAAACATTGTTCGTGATGGCATAGAGCAGGCTGAAGATATCGCCGAACATGACCTTGATATGATGGATAAAGAGAACTATAATTATATTATTTATAATGACGGTTCTTATGAGGATCTTTTTAATAATGTTTGGGATATGTGTCATGAAAATATTGAATTCAAAAATGAAATCATACATTTAAGAGGTCGTGTTTTAGGGTCGAATACATATTTACGAATATTTGACGAAAATGAAAATACTAAAATATGTAAAATATGTTCGCAAAACGGTATAGCTAAAGTTACTCACTCAGATGGAAAGATAGTATCAATAGATCCTGAAGGTGGTCCGCAATTATATATTATGCAAAGAATAGGCGATTATAGTATAAAATATTTAGCATTTAATGAAGATAAATCTGAATATTTTGTATATATGGAATTGTAAATAAATTTAAGTCATTTCTTCATTATTATTATTTATAAATTATGTATAGAATGGAGAAATGGCTTTATTAAGTGTTGTAAAAGAGGCTACAGATATATATGCTACTTATGGAGTAACTGGATTGATTGTACTAATAGCGTTGACTGTTGGATATTTTGGTTTAAAAAAAGTATTTGAAAAATCGAAAAATAGTACAACATCAGCGATTGAAAATAGTTTTTCTAAAATGTCAGAATCATTAAGTGAAACTATTAAAGAACAGAATGATAAGATTCTTGATGCATTCATTATACAGTCTAACAAGAACAATGAGACAATGCATGAAGTATTATTGAATGCATTAGCTGACAAGTCAGCAAGTGAAAGTATATCGCATGCTCAATCTATAAATAGACGTATAAAGATTTCTTCAAAAGTACAACAAAAGGTTAATAATTTATTTTATTCATTCAATTGTGATAGGGCATTTATTCTTGAATTCCATAATAATAAGCAGAATTTAACAGGTTTATCGTTTGTTTGGTATGATATGGTATACGAAGCTGTAGCAAAAGGATTCTATACATTACAAAATTCTTATAAAGACCAGGAAATTTCTCAAATTATTCCAATAATTGAATCGGTAAATGAAGGTGGCGGATATGCTCATTTGTTACTTGAAGATTTAGAAAATTTAAAATATGAATCAACTGCATTATATAATAGATTAAGAGTAGAGAGACAATTAACTGAAGCATTATTAGTAGGATTATATGATACTCATAATTCAATGATTGGTTTATTAGTGCTAGAATATGAAGATGGTTTCTTACCTGTAGAAAAGGCAGTTGATTATGAAGAATTAGTTTCTGAAGCTAATGCAATTGCGGCACTTTTAGATTGTACAAATATGAATGACGAATGTTAAATGATTTTTAATTTTTTAATAAATAAATTTAAGAAACGTGCACGAAAAGATGCACGTTCTTTGTATAGACCGAAAGGTAATCGAAAAATTACTGACATTTTTAAATCCGTTAATGAAAGAGATAAGAAAATGTCAAAACTTGAAAAGGAACAAACACAACCAGAAACCATAGACGAATTAATGAAATGTATGGTTTCTACTCGTTCGCATGTCATTCGTCATGCATTAACAGATAATCTCTTATTAATGGGTATAGAAACAAAACAACCTGAAGAATTAGATATTATATATACTGGATTTGACGGCACCAGGGGTTATCATGAAGAAAAATTTGAAGACATATTGAATTCATTAGGAATTTTTAAAGATAAGTTTAGACGAAGTGTCCAATATGATGGCGATATATTAATATTTGATAATTCAATTGATATTTCATGTGTAGCTAATGTTAATATGAATGTTCGACCAGAACCACCTAAATATATAGTTATTCATTATGTAGTATCATCGACATCTAAAGGTGGTCAAGCGCGTAATGTCGCAAAAAATTACGTGAGGAATTATGAAAATGGAAAAAGCGTTTCTTCAGAATTTACAGTTGACGATGAGTTAATAGTACAATATTGTCCTAATCCAACTAAATTTTATTGCTTCGCAGCAGGAGGTGCAAATAAATATAAACCTAAATCTCCAAAGGGTGGAAGATTAAAAGGAGTAGTAACTTGTAAAAATTCTATATCTATTGAGGTTTGTAATGAAACTAAATATAATAGAGTAAGTGATCCGCCGAATAGTGACAATTATTACTTCACTGAAGCTACATTAAATAATACTGTTAAACTTACTAAAATTTTAATGAATTATTACGGTATTCCCAAAAGTAATGTATGTAGGCATTATGATTGTGCAGGTAAAACATGTCCAGGTATAAAGGGGTGGAATGATGAACCGGGTAGTGAAGACGAATCAAAATGGTACGAATTTCTAGCTAGATTATAAGTTTTATTTTTACATATGAATACAATTAATTTAGGATCATGCGCGCCGTCGCAAGTAATCAATTTAAATATTGCGGTAAATGATTTTTCATTATTAGAGATTTATAATGGGGATACTCTATTAAATAATGAAGAATTAGATTGGTCATATAGTACAGATAGTGTTGTATGGTCATGTTGGATGTCATATGATAAAGCCGGAAATAATCTTTTTGAATTTGAAAGTGATTATTTTATTAGAGCAAAAGTAAATTCCCCTATAACAAAAGTGCTTTACGATGGTGTTGAAACAACTGAGTATTCGACATCTTTAGCTAAATGTTTTGATTTTGATAATGCTATTCAAAATCCAAATCAATATAATCCATATGCTAATACTGAATATGCTATGGGACTTTATCAACAGTTAACTGAAACTGTAAACTCCGTAGTAGGTATTCCAATATATTATTTTAAATTAGCACCAAATGTAGGATCAAAAGATATTACATTTAAAGAATATACATTGATGGATGTAGATGATGTTAAACAAATTAAACTAATTGTTAACGAAAATCAAATGCCATCATCTAAACCTGAATTTTCTGAATGGGGATTTGACTTTTCTACAGATTGGGAAACAGAAATTTCAAAGACAATGTTTGCTTCGGCGTTTGGTATAAATGCTCAACCTATGGAGGGTGATTTAGTTTATATACCTATGATGAAAAGGATGTGGATGGTTAACGGCGCATATGAAGAAAAGAATGAAGGATTTATGTGGCAAGCAACAACATTTAAGGTGGCATTAGTTAAATATCAAGAAAAAGGCTCAGTTGATTTAGGAGATACAGAAGAATTTATTAATACATTAGTTGCCAATAAATACGAAGATTTATTCGGTAATGATGAAAATAGACAGTCTGGTCAAGAAACTGTAGAATGCCCAGAATATGCGTCTATGCCAATATATCCAGTTTTTGAAAGTGATGCAGTAAGAAAATATGTTTCAATGAGCGAAGGATATTTTGATTTAAATGCTAAACTTATTTCTTCTCCTAAATATAATAAAGGTATTGTAATAGGCGAAAATATGTATGATTGGACAAATGTTCTTAACGAATGTATAATAGCATATCAAACACCATTTGTAGGAACTGACGGAACATTATCATTTATTATAACAACTGGATCAAGAAATTGTGTTGGTAAATTATTTAATATTGGTAATATAGAGATTAATATTAATATAACAAATCAGAAAACAATAATATCAGTTTTTGAACTTTTAGATTTAGAGCTTGATTCAAATGCAACATATTTAGTGTATATTAGATGGAGTAAATCGATGAATTTACTTGAAATAAGTGCGATACATTATACATATCCATCCAATATTCCATTATATAATTTGCAAAATTATCATTATAAATTAGACGTCAATAACATTAAAACTGCTGTGACAAAGTATGACATTGAACTTGAACAATGCGAAAAGAAAGATGTCATTACATATAGTTTTGATGGTAAAATAACAAATATAAAAGTGTACGACAGGTATATTGATAATGTGTCTGAATTAATACAGATGTACCCAACAAATCAACATCTATTAATTAATGATACTGCAAGAAAGTTTGTTGAATTACCTGGTACATACACACCATAGAGATATGATTAATTTATTTCAACTTTTAAAGAAACACGAAAAATCTTTAACTGAAGGTTTTGAAAATAAGAAATATTGGGAAACTAATAAAGACAATTGTTTTGAAAGAAATGTTATCGGTCCGGATGGTAATTATTATGATCAGGAAGCATTATACGAATCTATAAAAGAATCAGATAGAAAAAGATTACTTAAATTTGGATAATGAAAGATTTAAAACAACATATATTTGAGAAGCTTAAAATATCTAAACAGACATATACATTATTTCCGAAATCAAAAAAAGAACTAGAACGTATAATTGTTGAAGAAATTATAAAGAATGGAAATGAATGTTCACTTAACCACATAGATGTTAGTAAAATAACAGATATGTCTGGTTTATTTCATAATGAACTTGAAAGTTTTATTGGAGATATATCTAAATGGAATGTTTCAAATGTAACAGATATGTCGGAAATGTTTATGGACTCTAAATTTAATGGTGATATATCAGAATGGGATGTTTCAAACGTTACAAATATGATGGGGATGTTTGCTGCATCAGAATTTAATGGAGATATATCAAACTGGGATGTATCTAATGTTACAGATATGCGTAGTATGTTTGCATATTCTAAATTTAATGGGGATATATCAAACTGGGATGTATCAAGTGTAAACGATATGAATTATATGTTTAAACTTTCTGAATTTAATGGAGATATATCAAACTGGGATGTATCAAATGTTACAAGTATGACCAGCATGTTTTATAAGTTGAAATTTACAGGAGATATATCAAAATGGAATGTATCTAATGTAATTAATATGGAGAGGATGTTTTTTGGTTCTAGTTTTACTTCAGATATATCAGAATGGAACGTATCAAATGTAAAAAAAATGAGTAGTATGTTTGAAGAATCACATTTTTATAGTGACATTTCTAAATGGGATGTTTCAAACGTTACAAATATGATGTGGATGTTTTATAGATCAAACTTTAATGGAGATATATCAAACTGGGATGTTTCTAATGTTAAAGATATGAAAAATATGTTTATGAGTTCTCCTTTACAAAATAATCCACCTGAATGGTATAAAGAATAGTTATGAAAGATTTAAAACAGCATATATTTGAGAAACTTAAAATATCTAAATCAACTTATACATTATTTCCAAAATCAAAAGATGAATTAAAACAAATGATAGAAGATGAAATATCTAAAAATGGAAAGGGATGTTCACTTAATCATATAGATGTTAGTAAAATAACTGATATGAGCGATATATTTTATGCTTCTGAGTTTAATGGTGATATATCTAATTGGGATGTTTCAAATGTAACAGATATGTCACATATGTTTTTTAGGGTTAAAAACTTTAATGGAGATATATCTAAATGGGATGTTTCAAATGTAACAGATATGACCAGCATGTTTTACATGGCTGCATTTAATGGAGATATATCAGAATGGGATGTTTCAAATGTTACAGATATGGAGAAGATGTTTAAGTTTTCTAAATTTAATGGAGATATATCAAACTGGGATGTATCAAATGTTACGAATATGAGAGATATGTTTAAGTATTCTGCTTTCGACGGTGATATATCTAATTGGAACGTATCAAATGTAAAAAATATGACGCATATGTTTACTAATTCTTCTTTACAAAATAATCCGCCTACATGGTATAAGCAATAACTATGAAAACCTTTAAACAGCATATATTAGAGAAACTTAAAATATCTAATTCGTCTTTTACATTATTTCCAAAATCAAAAGATGAACTAGAACGTATGATTACTGATGAAATTAGAAAGAATGGAAATAAATGTTCACTTAATCATATAGATGTTAGTAAAATAACAGATATGAGTGATATATTTTTTGGTTCCGAATTTAATGGTGATATATCTGAATGGGATGTTTCTAATGTTGAAAATATGGAGGGTATGTTTTATAAAGCTAAATTTAATGGTGATATATCTAATTGGGATGTTTCTAAAGTAACAAATATGTATGCTATGTTTTATAAAGCTGAATTTAATGGGGATATATCTAATTGGGATGTTTCAAGTGTTACGAATATGGCACATATGTTTAATTACAATTTTGGATTTAATGGAGATTTATCTAAATGGGATGTATCAAATGCAATAGATAATATGGATAATATGTTTGATTATTGTGCTTTACAAAATAATCCACCGGCATGGTATAAACAATAGTTATGAAAGATTTAAAACAACATATATTTGAGAAACTTAAGGTTTCTCCTTCACCAATATCTAATGATATTGAAGAAAAAATATCTAATAGAAGAAGTAAAACAAGTATTAAAGATAAATTCCCATTAGGACGAAATAATAAATTGTATTTTAAGGCTTGGGTTGATGATATGATAGTTGCAGATGATTTTGTAACTGTTGAACCGTTAGATTGTCTTATTAGCTTCTTACCTAACAATGAAGGAATATTCTGGAATTATAATTTTAAAAATGGTACTGAACCAGAAATAATTGATGGCATAGTACTTGATGCTAGTATGACATGGGGTGAAGCATATGAAGTTATTTTAAGATTTATTCATGATAAATACGAAGATAAAGATGATATATTTACGATATGAGAAACTTTAAAGATATTATTGTTGAGAAACTAAAAATTAGTGGTAATAATACGGTAGACTATGAACAAATTTGGTTAGAAATTTGGGATTCAGACTATATGTACAGACGTAATATGTGGATGAACCCGACTATAGGATATTTACCTGAATCAGAATTATATGGCAAATTATATAAGATGAAAAGAAATAGTGATACTGGTTCATTTGCCTTATTTATGCAAAATACAGATAATTCAACTATATATTTACGATATGTTGACAAATTTATTGAAATGTTTGGTGAACAAACCCTTTTAGATATACATAAATATTGTATGGCGCAAATATGAGAAATTTTAGAGATATAATTATAGAAAAACTTAGAGTTTCTAATAGAAAAATATATGATGATGCTGATGCACAAGTTATTTGGGATAAAATTATCGAACATAAATTTTTCAAAAAGAAACCAAGACTTTTACTAGATTTAGTTTTTGACGAATTGCCTAAAGTTAATGATGATGCGGATATTCATGATGATTATAAAGGAACATTACTTTATATAGAAGTTGGTAATCATAATGACGAAAATTATATGCGAATAACATTACAACAGCATGCCGGTAACTTTACATTTAGATTAACAAGAGTTAAATCATTTTTAGAAATGTTTAATATAGAAATTTTAGATAAAATATTAGAATATTTAGACAATAATTAGAGAGCAACAATTAATGTTGCTCTTATTTTTTTGAAATATATTTAATTGTTTCTATATTTGATATATAAAATGTAAAATTTATGTTAAGAATAAATCCTAATAGTGTATCTAACTCTTACGACAGTCATGTGTTCGTTGATTTTGAGACAATGGGAGCAACTGAAGAGATAATAGCATATCATAAAGATCAAATTAGTAAATCTATAAATGAGTATTTATTTAAACAGTTTATAGATATGTGCGGACAAATTGATAGTAGACCTAAAAACGTGTCACTAACCGACCGTATTGAGTTTGATAGATATGCAATTCCTTCATATGTTTCTATAGATTGCAAAGATAATAAAACACCTTTACTTCCAATAGTAGTACTATGATTCATTATTTTAATCAAGATATAACAACAGCTAGACAGCAAGTTATTGTACACCAGGTTAACTGTCAAGGTAGAATGGGCTCTGGTGTAGCTAAAGCTATTAGAGAGAAATTCCCGAATGTATATACGGAATATAAGAAACATTGCGATAGGTACGGGAGACCGTCAGTTATAAATGGTCTTTTAGGAGGTTGTCAAATTGTAGAAATCGACGACCAATATCGCAATAGACCAGATAAACAGTATGTAGCTAATCTATTTGCTCAAGATAGATATGGTTATGATGGTAATTTGTATACGTCGTATGATGCTTTCTTAAGTGGTCTTAGAAAACTTAAAGAGTTTTGTATTGAGCATAATATAAAGTCTATAGCATTCCCTGAAAAGATTGGTTGCGGTAGAGGAGGTGCAGACTGGCAGATTATTTCAAGAATGATTGAGACAACATTTGAAGACCTATTATTTAGAAAAGATAATCAATTAAAGTTATATTACTATTTTTTAAACGAAGAAAAAGATGAAAACGGTTTATATAATTCTGGTACAAGTTTATTCACCGAATGATAATTGTTGGTATGATACTTATTATGACTGTCGACTAGATAAACTTGAAGCATATGGTATTGCATTAGCTAATTCAAATGCAAGTAATGGTGAAACTACTAAATGGGTTGTAGAAGAAGTAAAATTTGATTAGTATTAAAATTTCTATAATTGTTTCTATATTATGCATGTAACTAATTAAATACATTGTTATGCGGAAGATTAATGAAAACGACATCAATTGGTTTAAGGGTAATAATCCACTAGGCAAACATGAAAGAATTGTAAAATATGACCGAGACGGAAAGTATATTTGGTTTACTTTTGTCGGCAAGCATATTCTTTATTCCGCATATTTCTTGTTTGAGGATATGTTCGGTAATATGCATAAGATTCTTGAAAAGGATCTTCTTACAAAAGAGTATTATATTTATGACGATACTAAGTTTGACGAGGTTCTAGAAAAGCAAAGAGAGATTATTCTCCTAAATGTAAAAAATATTGAAGAATCTATTGATTGGTTGAGAAATAGATAATTATGAATAGGACACTTATATGGTTAGATGATGAGAGAAATCCAGATGATCCACAATGGCGTGCATGGCAAGTACGATGGTCGCCAATTGGGCATATTGGAGTAGATGTCGTATGGTTAAAATCATTTAAGGAATTCAAATTGTATCTGTTGAGTAATCCTTGGCCAGATGGTATTTGTTTTGATCATGATTTGGGCGACGGTCCATCCGGGTACGATGCTGCTAAATACGTTATCGATAGGTGTTTAGAAGAAAATCTGCCACTACCGTTATTTTGGTCGCAATCATCAAATCCAGCAGGAAAAGAAAATATAATTTCATTATTAACAAATTTCGGAAATCATTATAATAAACGATAAAAATTATGGCAAAATTTACAGTAGAAACAACATTTGACAGTTCAGAGAATTTGATTTTTGCATGTCTCGATGCACAAGGTAATCATGTTGGAGTAGTTAAGACAAAGAACGACAAGATTACGTTTACTAATAATGATAACAAGACTAAACATTTTGAGGAAGATGTTAAGGAGTTTATGCAGTTCATGGAAGATAATTCTTATCATCTAAATCGTCCTTCGGCAGAAGATTCAAAATGGGTAGAGTATCAGCCAAACCCTAAGAAGTATAATACGGGAGATTGTACTATTAGAGCATATTGTAAAGTTGAGAATATGACATGGGAAGACGCGTACGATATGGCAGCAGATTTTGGTATGGAATGTGCCGCACTCCCGAATGATAATAAGGTAGTTGATAAGATCCTTACAGAAAAGTTCAAATACACAGCACATAAGCTTTCTAAGGAAGAGCGTTGTACAGTTAAGGAGTTTGCTGTTGCTAATCCTTTTGGTACATATGTTCTTATGGTAAATAAGCATGTTGTAGCAGTTGTCGATGGTCTTTATTACGACTCTTGGGATTCAGGAGATAAGAAAGTAACTAAATATTGGCAGAAGTAAAAGTATGCATAAGAATGAGATAAGATACCTCTCTGATGATGATCTCAGAGAGGTTTTTAAAGAATGTACAAAATACTTATTTGAAAGAGATATTAAGCTTCCTCTTTCTGAAGATGACGTTTGGAAGTATATCCAAACTGTTTCTAATATTGAAGCAATTGATATCGAAGAAGCTGCTAAAGGAAGACAAAATCATCTTAACGCGACTTATCTAGTAGATATGGATGAGAAACGAAATATTCCACTAAAAGATGGAAGGTATCTTAGAATTGGAGATTTGTTCACATATGAACAGTTTATAGAAGATGTTCAAGAAGGTGGAATAACTTCGCACGATGGTTATGGATATTGGGCATATGAAGATAAAGTAAGTGAACTTCAATATGATTTCTATTCTGGACTTGATTGGTCTATATTAGAAGATTATAAGTTTACGCATATACTTTGGTTCAACAAGTAACTTTTTATACATGAAAACATTGACGCAACATTTATTTGAATCAATTAAAAAATTAGCAAATGATAAGACTGGTATTGTTGTATTCGATATTGACGATACATTAATACAGGCAGATTCATCATTTATCAAAATTGGTAAATATGTAAATGGAGATAAGCATAATAAGATTTATTTATCTTCAGAAGAATTTGCTCATGACCCAGATGTAAAAGAACATAAAGATTGGTTTGATTTTGCCGAATTCCAAAATCCGCAAAAGGTTGTTCAGTCAATAGTCCATGGTACTCCTATTTTGAAAAACCTTAGAATTTTAGATGCATATATAAATGCCGGTTATGAATTCTGTTTTCTTACAGCAAGAGGTTGTGAAGACGCGGTAAAATATGCTATACAAACTGTTATCAAACATAAAAATTCAGAAGGCATACTTAAAGATATTAAACCATATTTTAATAAAGAACTTTCAGCAGCAATCAATGATTCTAATAAAGATTATGTTGGAAAATCAGATGCTGAACGTAAATCTAACGTATTAAAAGAATTATGTTCAAAATTTGATTATGTAGTTTTCGTAGATGACGATCCTAAGAATGTCGCCCTAGCACGAAGCATGAATCTTAAGAATCTTACAGTCATTAAAGCTTGGACAAATAAATAATTTATACATATGAATCAGGACGGATATAGAGTAACAGATAAATACGTATTATTTTGGGGTAGTGAATTTTCCAATTTCTATCCATGTAAGATAATATTTGATCATAAAGAGTTTAAGTCGTCTGAACAACTTTTTATGTGGTGTAAAGCGCATTGTTTCCAGGATTACGAATCTGAAGAATTGATACTTAATGCAAAAATACCAAAGGAAGCAAAGAAACTAGGAAGACTTGTTAAAGGATATGATGACGACAGATGGTCTCAAGTGCGTTTCGGCTATATGCGATGGTGCGTTTACGAGAAGTTTAGGCAAAATCCAAAACTTAGAGAATTACTTCTAAAGTATGGTAAAGACCACAAGTTTGTAGAAGGTAGTCCATATGATAAAATTTGGGGAATAGGCATACATTTTGAAGATAAACTAGCTGATGATTCAAATAATTGGCAAGGTGATAATCTTCTTGGTCAGGCATTAGATATGGTATATAATGAATTATCAACAATACCTGAAAATAATAATGTAAAATTGGTATAACAAAAATTACACATATCTATGATAACAATATTAGAATATTTACAAAATCAAATAGTTACAGAAGCATCAAATACGAAGTTTGAACATTACACAAATACTATCGATACACTAAAGGGTTTAAAACAATTATACATAAATAATCCAGAAAAAATTCCGGATGAAGTATATAAACAAATTATAGAAAAATTAAAAAGCGTTTCGAAAGATCATAATCCGGCAGCAGATAAATTATATATATATGCTTTAGAAAAAAAATTCTTTAAAATCCCGTATGAATATACTGATAGTATTTTAAAAGAATTTGGAAATTCTGAATATTTTACAATTAAATATTCAAACGATTCTGAAAAGATAAAAGTTTATTATAAAAAGATAAAGTTATTTGAAACTGGAGAAGGTTCAATAAATAATGTATCTAGTACTGAACAGGAATTAGCAACGTGCTTAATATGGAATAAGTATATTGAGTTAAAATCTCAAAATTTAGATTTTACAATAGATATAGTTAATGATATTATAACAGACATATCCCCTAATTTTACTAATACTTGGATAAAATCGCTTGCAGAACAAGTAAATGCTATACAAGTATTATTGAAAAAATATGGAATTCCTGAAACTGATATAATAAACTACAAACTATGTTTATACGGTTCTACTATTGACGATGATGATTTACATATTGGAGAATTATACAAAAAGTTAATTACTAAATATTCTAAATTTTATAAAGGAAATAAGCATCATTTTGATCCATCAGACATTATTTTATATAATAAAAATTTAGATATAGATTCTTTTAAGGAACTCGTAAACAGTGATATAACTGATGGAACTCTGACTAAAAAAATATTTATGGATAATTTTTTTAGTACTAGAGATATTATGGGTATTTCGTTAAAACAAATTACGACTACTCCAAAGATTGAAGAATATAATATTAATAGTGAATGCAAAGTTAAATATATAGACAGTGTAGAAATCGTTGAAAACAAATCATCTGAAAATTATTTAAGAGTATTATGTAAAGGCGATTTTAATTTTGATAACTTAACTGATGAAGATGGTAATGAAATTCAAAATAAAAATCAAAATGTTTATATAACATTAAGATCGTTTGGTTCAGATTGTATCGCAATGGATTGTACGATTAATGATGTAAGTAATAAGACTTCACCTTCTTTAGGAAAATGCCCAGTAAAAGTATGGCGTAAAATGTTAAATTTAGATAAAGATGATAATATAACTACATGTATTAATGCATTTAAGGAGTTTTTAACGACAAATAATGAGGACTATATAAAACCTAGATTTAATGTCATTATTAAGAAAGCTATTAAAGAAGGACCTAATTGTTTTCCGTTTATATTGATACATTAATATTTTAACATACACACATTTTAAGAGAAACTTTTTTAAGTTTCTCTTTTTTGTTATTATTATAAAAGAAATGTATAGATGAATTGACTTTATTTGTCAGTTTTATTATTATATATTAAATTAACAAACATATTTACTTATAAATAACATGGCAAATAAGAATTGCATGGTTTATGAAACACTTGGTAAGGTATCTGATTTACAGGTACTTGAAGGTGCTACAGGTAAAAATGAAGTTAGATTACACGGTGTATTTGGTGTTTGTGGTGTTCGTAATAACAACAAGCGTGTGTATAATAAACAGAATTATGGCATGATGGTTGAGGCACTTCAGAACGTTATTGCTACTGAAGGTTGTCCGGGCGAGTTAGAACATCCTAATACTATGAACATTACTCTTGAAAATGTTTCGCACAAAATCGAATCAATCGAAATGAATGAGGATGGTACAATTACTGGTACTATTCTCCTTTTGAACACTCCTAAGGGACAGATTGCTAAGGCTATTGTTGAAGGTGGTCTTCCTTTATACATCTCATCAAGAGGTGCAGGTTCAATCGACGAAGCTGGTAATGTAACGCTTTCTACAATCAAGACTTATGACTTAGTAGGTACTCCAGGTTTTTCACAAGCTAAATTATCTCTTAAAGAGAATCAGACTTACGAGTGCTTAAATGAATCTGCCGAAGATGGCAATATCATGTTTGCAATCGTAGAAAATGATGAATTTGGTCATGATCCAAATGCTAAAACGATTGAGACTAAACCTGAGGAAAAGAAGGATGATGATCAAAAACCAGAAGAACCTAAAGCTGATGAACCTAAAGAAACATCTGATGAAAAACCAGCAGAAGGTGAAGGAGAAGAAACAAAAAATGAAGATACAATTGATATGAAAGATTTAAAAGAAGCTATTGATAAACTTACTGAGAAAGTAACTAGTCTTGAAGCTGAATTACATGTTGCAAAAGAATCTCTTACTCCTAACTATACTGCTATCGAACAGTGGGTTACTGAAGAGTTCGCTCCTGAATTCAAGAAACAGACTCTTACTGAAATGGCTCAGTTTGTTGAAGGCTGGATTTGCGAAGAGTTTGCTCCAGAAGTACAGAATTGGGTATGCGAAGAGTTTGCTCCAGAAGTTCAGACTTGGGTTACTGAAGAGTTCGCTCCAGAAGTACAAAAATGGGTATGCGAAGAGTTTGCTCCAGAAGTACAGAATTGGGTATGCGAGGAATTCGCTCCAGAAGTTCAGGGTTGGGTTACTGAAGAGTTCGCTCCAACTATTGAAGGTTGGTTAAATGAAGAATATACTCCAGAAGCAGTAAACGAAGCAGTTAATACTAAGATCACTGAACTTGAAAATAGAATTAACGAAAATGTAAGTGCATTCCTTGAATCTAAGAAAGATGAAAGATTTGTTGGTATCGATAAGATGATAGAAACACTTGAAAATATCGATAGCAAGGATGTAGCTTTAGAAGCACTTACTGAAGCTCAGAAGAAAGATGTTACATTTGCCGGTTATTTCGCTGTAGAAAATATGCCAGCACAGTATCGTCCAATGTGGGAATCACTCACTACTGAACGTAAAGTTGAAATTGCTCGTCAGTCTAAGATGTATGATTTCACTAAGATGGGTATTCTTGAATCATTCTGGGCAGGTGTTAAGTTCGAAAACGCTCCAAGAGTAGTTAATGAAGCTGTAGATGTTATGAATAACTATCATGCAGGTATTGCGGCTAAGATGAGATCACTTAGAAAAAATTAATGTAAAGGGGGTACTCATGTACCCTCTTATATAAAATTTATGAAGTCATTTAAAAATTTCATTACTGAAAAACTTAAAATAACGTCTAATTCTATCGAAGATCCTGATTTAGTACATATAGCAGATATGTTATCTGATTATATAGAAGAATTAGCTTATCAAAATGATGCAAATATTGAAGATACTATTGATGAACTAAAAGATTATAATGTTTACGATTGTTTATCATATTGGAATGACTCTGTTGAGGATTTTATACAGTATTTCAATAATAATAGCGTTAAAAAATATGATGAAGCGGAATTAGTCGATATCCTTACTGATCATGCTAATGAACTTACTGAAATGGTAATAATAAATCTCAATCATTAGTTTGCGCAATAAAATGTGTTTATTATTATTTAATAATTTTTAAAACAATAAAGTTTCTTGAATATAAACAAGAATATTATATATAACAAAATTATCTTTTTAATTTAATAAAATGTTTTTAAATGAAAACAAGGGAACAGAAATGTGGTCCCAAATGTTGAAGGAAAACTTCAATGTAACAGATTCAAATAAGTGCGCATGGATCGCTGAATATGCATCTATCCACGAAATTCACGAGGCTCAGCTTGGTCTTGGCGGTGGAAACATGAGTGCTCCTGCAACTTCAGGTACAGGTGCTTATGCAGCTGGTGCTGTTGCTCCAGCTCAGGGTGTTGGTTCACTTTACGCTACTCCACTTAATACTCTTGGTATGGGTAATGTAGCTGCTCCAGGTGCTCCTGCAATGGGTGGTTCTGGTGACTTCTTCAAGCAGGCAGTTGGTTCAGGTGATATTCCAGTTTCAACTCTTCCTATGGCTCTTAACGTTGCTCTCCTTACAATCGGTCTTGAGCTCGTTCCAGTTATCCCTGCTAAAGGTCCTTGGGCAATGCTTACTTATATGGACTTCCCTTACGCTGGTGGTAAGATGGGTGGTAAGAATGAAATCGCTGGTCTTGATGGTGTAGGTGCTGGTGCAGAAAACAAGCCACTTTACTTCAAGGTTGTTGTAGCTGTTGAAAAGATCGCTGAAGTACGTGCAGCTCTTAAGGAAGATATGGATGTAACATTCACTGTTGATGGTGCAACTGTTCTTGGTAAGTTTAAGACTATCGGTCGTATGGACGGTGGTATTATTTGCCAGGTTAAGTCTTGCCAGAAGGGTGGTGTTGACGTATCTCTTAAAGAAGCTTTCAATGGTAAGGATGTAACTCTTGCTTATGGTGAGGCTACTCTTGCTCTTGGCGCTGCTACTGTAGATTTCGCTCAGACTCACGTTGATTTCGTTGATGGTTTCGCTAACTTCTTCGATGGTTCTAAGAAACCTATGGATCGTGCTGAAAATGAAACTGGTACTGGTAACGTAATCGGTCTTCGTCTCTTCTCTAAGTGGATTAAGATGGGTTCTTACGAAGTAACTGCTACTGTTACTCGTCAGCAACTTCAGGATCTTCCACTTTACGGTGTTGATGCAGTTTCTAAGGTTATGGAAGCTTGCCAGAATGAAATCACTCAGTCAATCAACGCTCGTATTCTTGAGCATGTATTCGCTCTTGGTGTTACTAACGCTGTTCAACAGAAAGCTCGTCAGGGTGTAGACCTTAACCTTCAGATGGGTACAGCTGATAAAGCTCTTGCTGATTTCGGTATGAGAGAATTCAAGGATATCTATGGTGTAGATCAAGCTGCTAACTGGGGTGCTGTTAAGAATGCTGAAGTTAATACTTCTGCTGAAAATACTTATAGCCGTCAGAGAAGAATCTCTAGCCGTGTTCTTGCTGCTGCTAACCTTATTCAGGTAACTGGTCGTCGTGGTCGTGCAAACTGGATCGTAACTAACGCTCAGGTTGCTACTGCTCTTCAGG